GTTGGATTTGTAGAATAATTGAATTCGTTGTTAGAAATTCTTACAAAGTAAAAGTCTTGATGTTTTATATCTACTGCTCTTGCAGTAAAACCATTACCTGTTACTGCTGCACCACTTATAGCGGTGAACAACTTATAACTATTATCTCCAGCTACATTACTTCCAGTTACAGTATTGAATGATGATGATTGATTCAAAGAATCCGCAGATATTAGAATTGTACCAATATCTGAATAAACTAGTCCATAGTAATGTGGATTTGATGGATTATAAATGCCGTCATCCAAACTACCACTAACAAGATTTCTAACAGGGGATGGTATTCCATTATATCCTAAACCGTCACTCTTATCAACAGAATCATCAATAAGTTTTATAATCTGTGGGTTTGAACCAGATACTTGAACTGCACTTCCAGTGTGAGAAGAATTTACTTTTCCACTACCACTCAATGCCGCGATATTTATTTGGAAATTTCCTGGGTCAAGTTTATCACCAACTTTACTTCTATTGAAGTTTATGGCGTAAAAATCATAAATTGTTGTTTGTGATGAATTTCCTAACTTGAATAATGTTTCATCATGTTCAAGACAGAGTAGTCTATATTGTGAATATATTGCCTTGGAAGGAGTATCACTAATCTCTCCACCAGGAGATGCAGAACCCGAACCAGCATAGTGTCCGTATGCAACTGAAAATATTTGTGCATCTTCACAATCTAATGAAGCTGAGCTCCAAACTTCATAATAATATTCTTTAGAAGAGGTTGTTTGTAATGAGCTCGTAAAAAATGTAAACAACTCTCCTGTCCCATTAGACCAAAGACCCCGTGTTTCAACAACAGTTTCAGCGGATTCCATTGGCATATTTGTTGCATCTAATGGTCTACTGACAGCTCTATAAATTCTTGACATAATAAAATTCCCTATTTGTTTTTACTTATAAACCGGTTGGTCGTTTATCTAAAGTAACATTCACTACAATTCTACCACCAGTTTCATTTGCAGTTACAATAACCTTTGTTGTTTTTGTGGTAGAAATGAAATCAGCAGCTGGCTTTGGTGATACCTGAAATTCTAAACCTATTACTGACATAGAGTTTGCTGTTTCAGAATCTCCTGACATAGATGCAACTGGGTTGTTGGCATTTGCGATGCCTCGACCTGTAATTGTCATATAGGTACTGTCTAAAAGAGTTGCGGTGTAACCCAACTGAGCATTTAGTGCAGTTGCCTGTACACTTGTCCCGTTGAATCTTGTTTCTGGGATTATATTCTGTCCTTGTGGAATTGTTCCGGCTACAAGTGAAACTGTTTGTGGCGTTACCAATGTCAAATATGGAATTGCAGTTGTTCCTTTTGGAAGTGTAATCAATTTATATTTCATTGATTGTGTTTCGTCTGGAACCGCCTCTGTTATTGGCATATTTTCGATTGCAACACCATAATAATCAGATCCAAGTGGGTGTGCTGGATTCCATAAATCATAATCAATTTCATCATCTGCTAATGCAAACTGTGTAATTTTGAAATTGTTTCTACCTTTTGCCAAAAGTTCGCGACCTTTCTTTGTCAAGATGGCATCTACGGTAATCGAGGTATTGTCTAAATAACCCATGTTAGTTACTCCTTGTTGAATATAATGTTACTCATATAAATATACATATTCTTTATTTTCCTTTAGATTCCACTATTCGCAGAATACTGATTTAGATTTATTTGATTCGGATCTACGAAAAATAATTCTACAACGGCCTTTCCATCTGGTGTAGATCTTGTTTCAATGTTTACATCCGGTCCTGATAATTTACATCCTTCAAATCTTTGATTACGAATTGAATTAGTCAAATTATTTGGATTTTCAAAACTTGCGGTTACAAATTGATATGAAGAGTAGTTTCTTTCATCAATATCTCTACTACTCGTATAATAAAACTTGTAAGCACTATAATAATTATCAAGTCTATATGATTGATACGTTGTAAATACGAATGTAGATTTTCCAGAATCTACACTAGATGTTGCCCATCCAGTTCCATAACCAACATCAGGGCTTCCTTCAAAATATTCAACATTTAGTTTTTTAGAAGGGCTTGAGAAATTTGTATCAAACAACGCAAACAGAGTAGAACTTCCAGAACCAAATACAGAAGAAATGTTGGCTATTACTTTACCAAAATTTTTGTTAGCGATAACTGAAAAATAGTTTACATATTGAGACGAAATAGAACTCGTTGATATTTGTATACTTGTTTTTATTGGTGTAAACCTATCACGTATAAAATTGCCAACGTGACCTCTTGAACTCGATATAATTGCAGAATATGGTTTTGCAAATCCAGTTGGTGTTACAACTTGATTATAATCACCAGACACATTTATATCTTGAGAAGATTCTATTTCAAGTGGTATATCAAATTCACCTTCAATTTCTTGATAAGAACTTTCATTTTCAAATCCAATCAAGATAGTTGCTTTTTTAGAAGATACAGAAACCGTTGGTGTACCTGATGATGATATTTCGTTTGTTCGTAGTGAGTTGTTTGGTTCTCCACTAAAGTTTCTTACTACTTTTACTTTTGAACGTTCAAGTACATTTGGTTCAATTACCAAACCAAGTATCTCATTTACACGGGCCGGAAGTGTTTGACGTATCTGTTCAAAAACACTCAAATCAAATTGAGATATTAGTCGTATGTATGCCGTAAAATCATTCTTGTTTGGATATTTTTTCCAATATTCACGGGCAAACCATTTTAGTTTTGGATATTCTTCTTTATCAATATTGGAGTATTCTCCAAAATAATCATCAATAGTAGTATATCCGATTGCCTCGTATATGTCCTCATTTATAATATTCTGTGGAGAAAACGCAACCATCAATTTGTTAGAATCAATACTAAACTTATCAAATTGAGAAACTTCAGACGAATAGTTTGGATCTAATCCACCAATCAAAGAACCAGAGTCAATCCTTACCTTTTCAGAAAATGGAGTATTGTTTCCAACCGTTGCAACTTCCATATTATAGGTTTCGGTTATTGATTCAAACGCATCATAGTTAAAACCAATCAATGAGGCAGATTTTGGAGATGTGTAAAAACTTGTCTTTGTTTGGTCTGGGTGAGAACTTACGATACTTGATGTTTGAGTCGTATCAAATTCTTGCCAGAACTTGAATTGTGCTTGTAAATCGTAGAATGATGATGTTGCTGTATTACCATTGTATGCACGAGGTGCCATGACATGGTTGTTGAAAGAACTCTCATTTAGTTTATTTGTCCAATATCTCAATTCAAAAATTGAACCTGATAGTATGTTACTGGTTTGTGGATTCGAACCAGAGCCAATGTATAATGTTCCATCAGACGACCAAGACCTATTGTAACTACCGCTAGTTGTTCCATTTACAACAATACTACCAGAACGTTCTATTACAAGTTTTCCGTACTTAGAAGTCTTTACATAGAATCTGTAAATTTGATTTGATGATGTTGCATCATTACTATACTCTCTTGTTATCATAAGATTCAGAGGCACATCATCGTAGAAATAATCGTCATATATTGATGCAGACGTATAAGTAGTTCCATTACCTAACCAAAAAGTAACAGAACCTTTACCAACATCTGTTCCATTCTTCTCCATAGTTACAAACCAATCAACTCTACTTCCAGAATTTTTTTGAAGAAGAGTTTGTATTTGATTTCCAGTATAGGAATATCTTGATTCTGGTTCCATCTTCCAACGGAATGTTAGAGTATCAGGATATAACCATGAACCAGTTGGTGTTGTTATTTTTTCCCAAGGAGTAGTTACATAATTTGGTACAGTTGGTACTGGTAAAGACCCTCTGATGTTTAGATAGTAAGTATGTTTTTCCCACTCTGTTCTTGGAATAATTCCTAAATCTGCATTATCGGGTCCACCAAATTCTCTTATCGTTAGAAGAGTTTGTGGAATACCATAGGCAGCAAGTAAAGCCTTTATACCGCGAGCAGTTCCTTTTGTTTTGTAAATGTATGGGAGATTATTGAAAATACGTCTCCATACTTCTTTAGTTCTTTCTTCATATGTCTTGGAAAAATACTTGCCTATAGTTGTTTTACCAGTCCATATTGGTTCTGTACTACCACTTAGTCCGAGGGCATATTCCCATAAATCCTTTGTCTGTGTTCCATGTGAAAGAGTCCAACCAAAGTTACGAGTTGCATCATAAATCAAATCTTGAGATAAACCAGATCTAGGATTTTCTTCTCGAAGATTCTTTTTCAAAATGTGATCTGTGTATAGATACATTATATCAAAATGTTGTCCAAGCATATTGACAAATGTAACAGCTTGTTCGTTATCAGAGTCTTCTCGAATGTGGTCTGGTAGTGCCTTTGAGAGGGCGTAATAATTTTTCGCATCGTATTCGTTTGCAAGTGTTATTATAGAATCAGACCAATCCTCAACAAACGAAGATGTATAGGAGTAAAAATTGAATTTTCCTACTTTAGTTGATATATCATAAACACTAGCAGTCGAGTTCAATTCATATTTTGGGTACGGTGAAATTGATGCACTTATTTGATACGTGTAACTGAAACTACCAGTCGAATCATAATACAAGTATTTTTCAAAACCATCAAAACCAGAGATAACTTTATCTCTCAAAAGTTGAATTTTTATTCTATTTGAACCAACTGATCCAGATATTCCATTTATTCTACCGAGTTCATTATTGTAAAACTCCACAAGTTCCATTTTGTATAAAAAGTTCTCTACACGGTCTCTTGCATTTGAATAGTAAATGAAGTTTTTGAATTCAGAGTAATCTATATTCAATGTGACTGGAAGATTAGAGCCAGTCAGGTATCTATTGAGTAATTGTTCAGAAGTTTGAACATTTTCACTCAATATGTCTGTCCATGATTTATACTCGGTATCAGATGTTATCCAGTAGTCATAATCAACTTCAAAATTAGGTCCTTGTATTGATGGTACTTCTGGTTCAAATGTTTCAGGTAGTATGTTTACCGTATCAATATACGGTTTCATTATCTTTATAGAAACCCAACACGTAAAGAATAAATCCAAGTCCGGTGGAAGTGGTTCAAACAACTTTACATAAAAAGATACTGGGTCTCCATCTGATGTAACATTTATTACGTCTACTAATTTATTCTCACCAAAATTTAAAACAATTGGTGGTAGGAATGTTTTTGGTCTAATATTTTCAAGAACAAATCTAGCAAGCTCCAATCTACCAGTTACTGACTCCGGTGAAACTAATGAAAGTTTCAATTCTTTTCGGTCATCAGAAATATCAGATATAAAAAGATTGTTACCAGATTCATGAGAACCTATCATGTTTCTCAAGAAATTATAAACCACTTTATATTCAGTCGGTGGTACATTCAAATTCTCTAAGTCTTTATGAATCTGTAATCTTAGTTTTGGAATTTCACTAGTTGAATCTAAATAAAACGTGTTTATATTATAAGCAGATCTAATGTACCCCAAGTTTCTTAGAAAAGTGTGGAGTTCTATATTGAATGGATTTGTATTTGTTATTGGGTCAACAAAGTTTGGATCAAAATCAGGAACAACTACTCGTTTCTCTAATAATGCCAAGTCTTCCAAAGGAATGGTAACACCTCTTTTTGGAAAATTTTCGGAACGTATTTCGTCAATATTTTTATATTCAAAGTTTGCCATTGTTTATCCTATTTTTAGCCAAGACCCGCCTCTATCAACAACATTACTTATTTCAGATAAAATTCTCAATACTCGTAGTATCATCTGTGTATCATTTGTAGCTCTTATTAGACTTATTCCCTTTGTTTTTGTATCCCCATCAGTTTTACCAGTAAATGAATAAGTAGGATCCATTTCTAAAATTGATTTTCTTACAATAGGTCTTCCAACTCCCAGTGCACCACCAATATCTCTAGACCACTCATCAAATACAACTTCTATCACATTTTTTATATCAGATATTCCACCATTGTTTGATGATAATTTTTTTGTCTCTGTAAGTATAGAATTTGCCTTTGTCTTATCAGTAACTCCATTTACCAAGTCTTTAAATTGAGATTTATATGTATCATTCCATTTTAGAATTTGGTTTATTTCTTGACCAGGACCAAATGAATTACTCGCGGCTGGTGGAACAAATATATAGTCGAGTCTTGATGGCGGAGATTTTACTTCTAACGTTTTCAATATACTTTCAACTGATGAGTATCTACTGTTAGATATTGCATATATCTTATCCCATTCAGTAAATATCTGTTTGATAATATCAGCGGCAGGATTTCCAGGTTCTGGTTCTGGTTCTTTTGGTTTGAGTGCATCAGCAATACCACCAACGGCCTTTTCAAATGCGGCAAGTTGTTTTGCTGCCGACTCTTCTGCTTTCTTGGCTTGGGCTTCAAGTTGTGTTGCCAATGCATCGAAAGCGTCTGCGGTATTTGTAAGTTGTTCAGATACTTTACCTTCCAATTCGGTAATAGTAGAATCTATCACTTCGTTCAAAGTAATAATTGTGTCATCTTTTATAGCATTTTCATCTAGAATTTGATTACGTTTATCTGACAGCTCTTCTATCACACGAGAAAGGTCGTCTATACCCTCTTGTTTTAGTTGTACTAACTCATTTAGGTTGTCTACCTGTTCAGATAAATTTTGCACTTTTGCTTGTAATGAAGGTACTGTGTTTGAATCTTCTACTATCAATCGTTTCAAATTTTCAGTAAGAGATTGTTGATCTGTTGGAACTCCTGTTCCCGTTCCAGTTTCATTTCCATCACCACCTTGACTCGGAAATAGTGTAACAAATTCAGCTGCTTTTTTCAATACATTTTTTTCAGCAACAATTGCATCTGGTAAACTTTTGAATTCATTTGGAACCACATAATTTACTGAAGTTATTGTGAATCTCTCATCGAGAACTTCTACGTTTATAGAACCTCTATTTCTGATGTAATTATCAAATGATGTTACTCTGCCCGTTTCATCCCTAGTAACGGCTACAGTAGTATCTATGTCTTGTTGTGTTTTTTTAGTCAGTTCATTTAGAATATTTTTTAGCTCTTCCGATGGAAGAACTCCACTTTCACTTCCAGTTAGAATTTTTCTGACTATAAAACCAAAAAACGGATCCAATGGTTCAGACTTTATACTGTCTAGTAAATTTGTATCTTTTGTTATGTTTCCAGCAGAAATTTCATTTCGTATCAAAGTTTCTTTTGCTATGTATTTTTTTACATAATCATAATCTGTGGATGATTTGAATTCCTTCAGTCTTTGAAGTAATTCCTCTCTTGGTGGATATGATTCTTTTCTTGGATTATTTGCAATTTTTTTTACCAACTTTATATTACGTTGTTCAAAAAATTCAAAAAACTCATCAGTTGTATTGAACATAATATTGGGAAATTCAGATATTATAGATTCTGCCTGAGTTTCTTCAACGTATTGCTCAAATAAAAATTGTTCTATACGAATCATCTTGAAACCTTGAAATAATACTGGTTATCGAATATTTGAGATATATTGCCACCATCTGTTTCCGATTTGATTAAAACTCTATAAAATCTTTCTGGTTGAAATGAATCCATCCACAATTTGAAATAATTACCATCTCCATCGCAGCTAAGTTTTGAACCAGTCTTATCGAATGGAATTATAATTTCGTCTGTATGTGCATCTCTGATTTCGTAATAAGAAGATGTTGGTAGAAAATAATTTTGTGTGTAATATGACTGTGTTGTGTATGTTTTTTGTGGATATTTGCTATTCACATATACTCGTATTTTTGCCTTTTCTGTTTCAGAATATGATTTTTTTAGATTTACATTGATTAGTGTATCATCTAAAGAAAGTTGTGTGAGGCTACCAGTCTGAAATGATGAATCATCCCATACAACAAAAAGTCTTGGGACATAAATCGTGTTACTATCAGTTGAGAAAAATTTCAAGCTAGGAAGTGTTTCCGTTGAGGACTCTATATCGTTTGAAAATTTTAGTATAAATCCTTCGTTATCAAATCTACCAGATCCAGTTATCCATTTTTTTACGATTGAAGTCACATTCATATAAATGTCAGATGATTCATATGAGAATGACTGTGTGCAAGTAGTATTTTCAAATGTCCACCATGTTCCCCCACCGACTGATGAGAAGTATGAACCGGTTGACGAAGCATATAATGCTCCAAAAATTAGATTAGCATCCACCCAGCTATCGGATATTTCATCCCATTCATAATTTAGACCACCAGTTACTTCGGTTACACCCCATAATTTTCCAACTGACTTAGAAGAACGATATTTCCAAGAAACACCATCTGTTGTTATCGGTGTGTTGTTATATTTACCCGTTCCGTTTACCCAAGAACCACTTATAGGATATGCATATACTGTATATTCTTGTGGTATTTCTCTAACGTCTGCAGTCCTTAGCTGTAAGTAATATTTTGCGTTTGAAGATATTTTTCCAGAGTTTACGTCCGATTCTATACCTGATACATCAAATTTCATCAAAATTCTACTGTTGTATTTTGATGAACTACCTACCAATTGATGGGATAATTCCAAAATTTGGTCTGTACCAGTATTTAGAGATTCTGTTCTTTCATATATTGTAGAATCAAATTTAGGATAAATGGTGTATATCATCCGAATGCCCTCACTCTACCAATAATATCATTATCAGGGTATTTTATTTCAAAAATTGATGGATCAAGTGATGGAAAAACTATACCATTTTTAGTCGCGGTATCTATGTTGTAAGAATATTTCGAATATCCAAGAGTAGTATCATAAAAATTCACTATTCTAACATTAGATACGGTTTGAACACCTTCAACTCTATCGAGTTCGGTATAGATATTACTTATAACGATTGGTTGATTTATTTGCCATCTTTTTATATCAAAGTATCGTTTTAGTTTATCTATACATCTCAATACAACCTGATTTCCATTTTGATCTGGCATTGTAATTATATCGAATTCAATTCCGATGTTTATTATGTATGCGTCTTTTATGTTTATTGCGTCTGTCAATATTCTATGATGACCCAAATATGTTTTTAGATTTTCTTTGGTTGCAACATTTATTGTTGTTAGTTTACTATTTGAATCATATCCCAAAACGTAAAAGTTCAATGCTAAATCGTTTGCAACTCTATCGCTATTGAATATGGATTCTTCTGTAAGTTGTGTGTCTTTTGTTATGTATGCCTTTGCTATTGACCCGTACTTCTGCGGAAGACTATATGCCCGAATAATATAATCTTCTTTTGTAACTGCACGATTCTGTGAGGCAAATGATGCGAGAGCATTTTGACGAATTTCATTTATTGTCTCACCATCCTTACCACCAGTAGCAGGTTCAGGGTTTGTTGTTGCGATACTACCAATTACTTGATTGTATAGTGTTATGTCTAGACCGGTTTCATCCAAAAGTATAGTTTTACTTACAATTCGTGTCAGTCTTTCTGATGCAACGTTGTCTCTTACACCACCACCCTGTGTGTAATATATTGTGAGTGTGGTATTGTTTGGGGCTAATCCATAAGTTTTTGTGTACAAAAAATTAGATGGGTCTATATTTGGAGATGTTGATGATTCAATTCCAGTAAGAGATGAACCAATCAAATCTGGGTTTGGTATTAGTTCTTCATCGTCAAAGTCAGAAACACCAGCACCAAAACTTATTTCATAGGAACTGGTGAAGTTATTTCCAAAAGCTCTTGAAGAAAATCGTCTAGAAACCCTATTCAATTTCAACAAATAAGGTGTCTCAGTTCTATATGAACTCAGTTGTTTATCATTTCTTGGTATGTTTGCAACAGATTCAAAGATAGTATCTTGTGCGAGATAAGGCACGTGCGTCCATTTGTTTCCGTCTGAATCTATCGCATATAGTATTTCTATGATTCTATCGTCGTTCAGAATGACTTTATCATATGGTTTTGGGGAACCAAAAGAGTAACTTGAAGTTTTTATTACACCAGAAACTGCCTTTACAGACTTTTTCAGCAGATAAAAAGTTGGTTCCGTAGAATCTAAATCGTCTACCTCAAAAACAGTTACTTCAGTTGGTTCAAAAGAACTACTAAATCTAAAATCAAGATATTCTATTGTTCTAAATTGTATAGAGTTATCAGATTCGTCAGCAACAATCATACCAGGCTCTATTGCAAAAGCGTAACTCCAATCGGGAGTATTATTCACGCCAGTACCGATAGCAGGTACAATCTGAAATACGTCTATCGAAACATTAGCAGCAACAGAAGTCTTTGGTGTATAACCAAATGATTGGGCAAGATTTATTATGTTTTGAGTTTCGGATGCCTGTAGTATCATTGACTCTTGGAGTGCAACATCCGTATAATACGAAAGCACATCGCCGACGTATGCAGACATTTCCATAAACATCATACCAGGTGATGATTCGTTGAAATCTTGGTATGAATTTGGAAAATAGTTTTTTGCAAAATCTATAAGATTCTGTCTCAATGAACCGAAATCTCTTGAGAGATAACGAATATCCTTTTTTACTAAATCTGCCATTAGTTTTGAGCCTCTTCAATTACACGAATAGTTGCTGTTTCAGATATAAATATCCTAACTGGCAAATATATGTTTGTTCCTGAAATTAATACACGTAGAAAAATACTAATTGCATGATTTGGATCATCAACTCTACCATCGTCGGAAATGTTCAGATTTACTGTTAGTTCTGTTACAATTAGATACGGTAACCAAATTGAAATTGCAGTCTCTATATCTCCTCGAATTCTATTTGTAAATTCTTCTTCATCGGTTATATTCTCAAATAATATAGATCTAATATCTGTTCCAAACTCTGGCTCAAAATATCTTTCACCTTTTGCAGTAAGTAAGAGATTCTTTAGATTACTCAGTACCTGATTCTTGTTTGTTGTACTCGTAAAGAATATACCATTCGGATTGTTGAACGGCAATGTTACCCCGATTGGTTTTATTACACCAGGTCTCCTCAAATCTTGAACTTGAGATGTATTTGAGTCAGTTGGATTGAGTAATAGTGTTTTCCTGCGAAATGCCATTATTAGACTCCTTTTTTCTCATTTATTTTTGCCATGAGAGCAGAATAATCACGAGTAAGTGCCTTTGATACTTCTGGTGTTATTTCTTCTTGATTATATCCATCTGGTATCATTCCATTATTCATTCTCCCTGACATAATCGAATCGGTATTGAATCGCATTTCCGGATATTCTTCTTCCTGCATCGCGTGTTCCATTGACATTCTTGTTTCATTTAGAATATCTTGAATACTAGATAATCCAGTTTTTGAAGGTCTTGATGGTTTCATTTCCTTTTGAGGTTGCTTCTTTATCGAGGATAATTCTTTCATCAAAGACATACCATGTTCTAATGTTTTTTTATCAGTAGTCTTTTTAGACTCATTGATTTTTTTATCAAGAGCATATTCGATTTCTTCTCTGATTATTACTCTTATTTGTTTCAGGAGTTTATCCAAACTCATATCATATCTCCATTATATTTCTTAAAATATTGAAAGCAGCAGGATTCAATTCTTTGTCTTTTTTTACTTGTAAGTCGTTTACATATTTCTTGTAAGTTTCAGTTTGTTTGACACTAAATCCAATTCCGTTAGTATATGGTTTTGCATCTCCTCGTCTATGGACAAAGAAATACGGTATTTTACCATTGAAATCGTGAATACCGGTATATTTTTTGAATCCATACTCCTCCCCATTTCCATCCGAGTTGTCTAGTCCGGTATTTCCACCTATAGTGTATATCTCACCGGTCGGTGAAAAATGTAATAGTGTTTCTACGTGACCAGAACCGTTACCGTCAGGTCTTCTCACCACAAATGCACCTGGCCAATTTTTTATCTTATCCCAAAGTTGTTTACCAGCTTCAGTAAAACCTTTTGTTGTCCAATGAAATCCATTTTCAAATAATGCAACAACGTTATTTTCATTATAAACAGTACCGGAAGATGAATTTTTTGAAATACTATCCAATTCTGATTGATATTCTTTTATATCATCTTCCAATTTTTTGTTTGCATTCTCTAAGTTTTGTATTTCTCTCTCAAGGTTTTTAACTTTTATGTAGAATCCATCTATCTTTTTTTGATTATATTTTGTTGGATCTGTATTGTCTCTATAGTTTGCTTCATTTTTTTCTGCATTTTGTTTTTCTTTTTCTAGTGATGTTTTCTTTGTTTTTATTGAAGAGTTATTACCAGAAATGGTTCCTTTTTTAGAAGATATATCATTCTGTAATTTCTTTTTTCGACTATCCAATCGTTCTCCAAAAATGTTAAATGGTGATTTGGAATAAAGTGTTGGGGCGTTTCTTGTGTTTGTTATGTCCACAGGATTACTATCAGATGAATATTTACTATTAGAATAAAGCATAAAATTTGTACACAGACCACACCAAAATGGATTTGCAGCCCAATTTGTATCTATCTCATCTGGGTGGTCGATAACGGAAGCGAATGAACCTATACCCCCTTGTGATTCTTTTACTACACTACGAGCTCTTGTTATTGCGGCGTGTATTTCCGACCCTTCCCCAAACATATACGGCCAATTTTTATTGAATCTACCAACTCCACCGGAATTCATTAGAAGTGCCGCATCTATTGGAGATTCAACAGTATATCCTTTGAAAATTTTATCCAATTGAGAACCAAAAGAGAATAGATTTTTAAATCTACTTTCAGTACTGCCAAAATCTATTGGGGGTTGTGAGTTTTTTGGGTGTAATTTTGCACTTATTCCTCTAAAAAATATTCCATTCGTCGGATCTTTACCAACACTATTCATCCATTTTATAAAAGTCAATGCGCGTGGTGGAATCTGTGTCATTGCTTTTGGTTTTTTATCTTCAGGTATTGGTTTTGATTTTTCCTCTATTTTTACAGTTTTACCTTCAGGTAAATCGGGATTAGAACCATCGGGTACACCATTTGACTTTTCTTTTACTTGTTTTTTTTCTAAAGCATCCGACTCTTCTGATTTTCTCTGAGCTTCTGTTTCTTGTTTTTTCTGCTCTATTTCTTTATTTACTACTTCTTTATTTACTTCACTACCAGGTTGTACTTTATCTTTAGATTGTGAATTTACCTTTTCTGTTTGAATTTGTTTTATTTGACTTTCACTATAATAGTCTTCAACAACTGGGTCATCTTGTAAAAATACAGTTGATAAGTAATTTGAACTTCCAGTATTCTCCGTTCTTATAACAATTTCGTCATCTTTTACAGCTTCTATTGAGAGATATTTTCGAGTATTACCAGAAGTTCCAGCTTGAGGTGTTGCATTTGTTTGACCGGAATCCGTGGTCTGATTATTTACTTCTTCGGTTGTACCGATAACACCAGTTGTACCAGCTACACCAGCTACACCAGCTACTCCACTAACACCAGTTGTACCAGCTGCACCAGTTACTCCACTAACACCAGTTGTACCAGGATTTTGTGGTGTACCAAAAAGTTCATCCCATCCTTCCGGTTTTGGAAAAATGTTATTGAACTCGCCACGTACTCCCTCATTAGTACCATCGGGTATATCAATAAATGAATTTACTATGACAGGTATGGATGATATTTCTAGAAAATTAGTACCTTCCAGTTCTTCATTTATACTTTCTATATGTTTAGAAAATCCTTTATTTTCATTTATCTGTGAGATTGGATATGATAAAGAAGATAATGCTTTACTAAGTTCTTGATATGATTCTGCAACTATGGTGTTGTAATCTGTTCTAATACTTTCTATTAGGGATGGATTTGTTTCATTTGGAAGTTTTAGATATGATGTTTCAAACACACCAACATTCAATGAGAATTTCTTATTTATAAAAGTACCTGTTTGTGAAATTCCACAGTAACCGGTCAGAAGTAAATAACCAAATGGTTCATCTTTGTTTGATAGTTTGTCTTGAAAATCTTTTCTTATTTTTGACCCACGTTGAGATGTTGGAAGGTTCAAAAAATCCCATAACAGTTCATCTTTTGGATAAAAATCATTCGCTGTATAAAAAGCAGAAATATAAGATGAATCAATCAAACCACGTTCAGGGTCTGATATTTGCAGTTTAGAATATCTTTTTACTTCTTGGGTAATTTGAGAACTAAATATACCCTGAAGTTTTAGAATTTTTTCCTTTCTGTCTTTTCTATATTTTTCCGCGAGTTCTTCTCTTGTTGCCATATCTTTACTCGTTGAAAGTTACTGTTCCAGATTTATCACCACCTTGTTTTTCAGGTACCTTTACAATAAAGGAATTCTTCTTAAGTTCACTAAACTTATTTTTATCTACGCTAGATGGTCCACCAGAAAACTCATTTACGAAAGCGAATTTACTCGCGATTTTAGGTAATGAATTTATTAATCTAGATAAAGCATTGACATAACTCACGTATTCTCCACTATTAATTGGTGTACCCGAAGGACCTACTCCAGTTGGATGTGTCATCTTTACAATAGATTGATTCATGTCAATCAAAATATCCATTAGGGACTTTAGGACTTCTATAAGCCGATCACCCAATATAATCGGAGATGTTGCGTTGAATCCCAAAGAAATCCTACCACCCTCAATCTCAACTATATTCTTGGCGTTTAGTGCTAAAGTTTTTTCCGTGGCAAACCCAATACCTTCTTTTGCAAAACCAACCAGTTCTTGTTTATTTGAGTTCAGAACTATTCTATCGGACGCAAGTATTATTTGATTACCACCAAATAAGTTCTTTCTAAACAGACCAATCTCTTTATCAAAGATTGATGGCGTATATGTTGAAGACGGTGTAAATTTTACAGACTGACCGGATGTTAGCCAAATTGATGCATCGTCATCATCAGGACTTTCTATGTGAAATTGATTGAATGACTTTTCTATTTTCTTTGGATTTGTTCCATTAGAAATAATAGTTATTGGATTACCTGTTGCACCAGTTCCAACTCCCCACTTTGGATTTAGTTGGTATTTACGTCTTGTATCAACGGTGGAGCCAAGACGAATTGATTGCCCCCATCTACCCTCTATAATAAGGTCACCAGAAAATGGTTGTATTGGATAAACATCATTTCTTTCTGGAAATGTTGGGTCTATTGTTTCCTTTATATCCGTTCTTTCCGAAAGTTTTTTTACTATACCGAGTGATGCATCCGTTGATTTCTGTGTGTTATTCCTGTCATCAAGAAGAACTTTATTTGCACCAGGAATTCCATTGTGGTGAACAGAAGACTGTATAGATATTGGATGTGTGTAGTAGTATTCTCGACCATATCCTGCACCAGAGTGATATGGGGTTGGTGCTTTACAAACTAAAACTATCTCACCTTTTATTGGGATTTGTTTTATATTGGCATTTATTGCCCTAGCTTGAATCAAATCAGTTGGAGTTGCAGCAGACTCCGCATTCAAAAACTTACACTTTATGGTATACAGCCTACTTGGGTTACGTGTTTCATAATCAACCGAAACTACTTCAGCAGGAGCCCATTCATATTCTTGTGCATTAAGTATTATCTTTTGAAAGTTCATCTGACTCTGTTGCCTCGTGTGATTCACCTATTGTTTTGATCTCTTTTAGAAGAGCATCCTTTTCTTCATCTGTCAAGAATGAACTTCCTTCTTCCGTAGTCTTTGAAACCATACGTTGAATAACAGCGGCTAATTTTACAAGATGTTCATCATTCTTGACCGATACTTCCATATAATCTTTGATGACAGGAACAAGTAAAGCCGCATCACCTATATTTGTAATAAGCGGTTTCAAGTCCGCAATCAGAAGATTTATCTGGCGGTCTTTTTTCTTTTGGTTCTCGTAAATGTCTTTTAGTAAGTCCGAGAACTTTTTATTTCCGAATATTTCTGCGTCAAAGCTCATATGATATAACTATGTTAGTCTTCAATAATGTCTTGTATTTCAAACCAATCCATATCTGCAATGTTTTGACCTTCCGAATATGCCTGATAAAGTCTGCCATATATGAATTTGAATTTTGTAATTACATTTGTTATGTACTGTGTTTTTATGCCTGTTCTTTCTCTAATCAGGATATAAAGTGCCTTTTTGTTATAGTTTTCTATATTTTCTCGCGCTTTGAATAGATAGAGAACAGAATCTGCAACTTGTAAGTCTCTTATTTTTGTAAATATAAGTGGTAAAAATTGATCCATTATGTCCACAAAAATATCAATAAAATCTTTTTGTTCGTCTACAAACTCACTTCGTAGTTGTTCATTTACGATGTTTCTTTCAGCGTCAATAGATTCTATTGTATGTCTCTTCTTGTAAAGATAGTAGTTTTTGTTATTCTCTGCAATAAGATAATTCTTAGCAACGATTGAGAAATAAGAGAATGCTTTGAATCCACTTTCCCCATCAAATTTACCCAGTTTCTCATGTAGAAAGGCAACAACTTCATGTTTTACATCTTCGTGTGATACGTCAAAGTTATAGAACTTGAATCGGTGAATCATTATCTCTGCAAGTTTATAGAATGCTGGGTGAATTCTTTTTGTGTAAATGATATTTCGTTCAATAGGGTCTTCACAACGGTTATACTCATTTATAGCGTCTTCGGTTTCTTGTGTAAAGTAGACGTTCTGTTTTTTCTTTTTCACTTCCATCAGAACCTCTCTATTGTACCACGAATGTTTTTTTGATTTTCATCTTGCTCTTGTTCCAATTCAAGATAGATTGAAATATCGTTTATTATCTTCTTCAGTTCTTTGAAGAAATAACCAGTTTCATCATCAGATTCAAATGCACCTTTTCGGTCTAATTGTTTTAGATAAGACTGTTGACTGAGGACTCTATTTCTCATTGACATAATAAAGTCTACATTTTCTTGTGCAATTGACTCTAACTGAGCATACTTCGTGTATAGATTATAAATGACATAACCGGCACCTAAAAGAAGGAGTATTAGAAACACAACTAAAAATTCCATGTCATCCTCTCTTGAATTTTGGCTCGATGATTGAATCAATTACACCAAGTCCGAGTGCCTCTTCAGGTGATAGATAATAATCTTTGAGTGTTGTTTCTTTCCAAAACTTTGCATCCTTGTTTGAGTTTTCACTCATAATCTGAACAAGAACTTCTTCCAACTTTTCCATGTGTTGGACGTTTGCCTTCATATCGGATGACTTACCATAGATACCTGATGACATTTCATGGAACATGATTGTACTGTTCTTTGAAGCGGCACGAACACCTGTTCCTGAACAGAGAAGTAGAGCTGCGGCTGACATTGCACGTCCTCTACAAATTGTGTTTACCTTGACATTGAGTGATTGAATAAAATCAATCATACCGAGCGCCTCATATACATCACCACCGTCAGAATTGATAATAATGTTGATTGGATTATTCTTCTTCTCATCATCTCTCATGTGAAGAATTGCCTTTATTCTCAACATAAAATCATAAAGAGTTCCATCTGCAATATCACCAAACATATACAGAGTTGAACTTTCTACATCAATACCGTAGTCAATTTGGGAAAGAGCTTCTTTCCACTTCACAGGTAAGTCTTCACCTTTATCTTCTGTTTTCTTTACAGTTGACTTCTGTGTGTTTTCTTCTTCATCATCATAGAAACCTGCCATAATTCTACTCCTTTTATTTTTTCGTAGTTTTTTTCACGGTCTTTTTAGTAACTTTATTTTTCTTACCACTTTGAACTAACTTTGCAAATTCATCGGTAATTTTATCGTCTATTGTTGTTTTCTTTTTTCTTTCTTTTGTTGATTCTTTTATTTCACTTGGTGGTAACGTTCCAAATAATTCAGGTTGTAATTCGCCTTTATGATATACATTACCATCCTTATCAACAAATTCAGACATAAACTTCCATCCACGAGGATAACCACTAACCTTCTTCTCTTCAGGTGGTGGTAACATCATTGCAGTACACTTCCAACAAAGAACAGATTTGGTATGTTCTTCTACCAAAACTTCTTCATAACAACGTCTACCTTTGAAATACTTACTCGTAGGTTGACTATTTTGACACGTCATATATCTCATACAGAAATGCCTCGTGAATACCCCGTTGATGTTACTGCTGGTAATTGAGTGGGTTGAATTTCCTCCTCATAAAACTTCCTTTGTTCATCATCACTAGATGATTCATCTAATATACTACTTTCCTCTGACTTTTTCAAATCTTTTGATTTTCTTTTCTTTCTTTCTTTCTTTGGTGTATCATCCACAATATCACCAAGTGCAAGTTCTACTTCTGGTTCTTCAACAACCAGTTGTGGTTCCTCTCTAATCTGTGTAACAGAATCTGTAATCTGTGACTGTACGTGTAAGTGAGCCTGTGTAACCGAATCTGTAATTTGGTCATTTACAGCTGGTGGGAAACTTTGTTCTGGTTCTCCATATCCAATTCCTATATCTTGACCAATCTCACTCAATTGATCTAATGTTTCTTTTTGTTTTTCTTTATCACTCAAATGATTTGCTGCAATCACCAAACTAACCGCAAGTGGGTCAAATACAATGACGAGAAATAGAATAAACCAATTGACAACACTATCCATCGGAATACCTGTGATACGACTCAAGTAGAGAAGTGGACCAAGTTCTGATGAAAATGTTTCGTTGTTGAGTGTTAGTTTTGTTTGTTCTATTGCAGCGATAGAATCTGAAAGTGCGAATGACTTTTGTGTAAGAGTGGAAATATCAGAGTTCAACCCTTCGGATGACTTATCTATTGAAGCTATATTCTTTGATAAACCACCAGTTCCACGTTTCTGTGTTAGTTGTTGTGTGTAAGCATTTTGTTGTGATACACGGATTTGGTCAAGTGATTTTAGACGTGAATTTTTTTCTTCAACTGCTTTGTCTAACTGAATCTTTTGTTCTTCAAAGAGTTTTTTCTTTTGGTCAAGAAGTACAATCTCATTTTGAGTTTTGTAAACCACCTTCGCGGTTTCTTGGTACGAGTTTGTTAGATACCCATAAACACCAATAGATGTTATAATCATCAAAACTGCCGCGGCAGATAGAAGATACCCCTTGAAAAGAAGTCGGAGTGTTTTGAAGTTATCGTGTAAAAAAGTTACAACAACAAGTTTGGAAAGTTCCAACATTGCCGCCATACCAATAATTGACCACGAACCACCTGAAAATAATTTGGATATACCGAATACGGAATAATATCCGGAGAATACTGCTAATCCAATCGCACAAAACCAAATAAGGTTTTTTAGACTGAACAGTTTATTTGTCATAAATTCACTCTTACTGTTTTACCAACTCTACTTGTTTTGTACCAGAATGATTAGAAACAATCTTTCCACCTTCGTATGAAAGAGAATCTATGTACTTCTGAACTTCAGCTTCTGTTGTGTCCCAACTATAACGTATCTCCGCAAAGAAATCATTGAGTGAATCAAAAACATCTGAACCTGGTTCTATCTCTAATGTCTTACCAACATACTTGTATTTTTGATTCATAACATTTTGTGGTAAAGATTCAGAAACATAATTTTCTGTTATAATACCAGCGAGTTTTTGTAATCTCTTTCTATCCATTTTGAATTTCTCCATTGTGTTTACGATATTCAAGTAGTGCCAATTCTTTGGCTTTACATTCCAACATAATATCTACGTTATGACTATAAGTATTTATTTTCTCCAAAATGTAATCCGCGTGAGCCTGTGGTTTATCCTTTGGATTACCTGACTCTTTTGGTTTCGATGATGAGTAATGAACAACAGGAGTAATACCATCAGGCCATGTTGACATAGCAAGTTCAAGGGCTTCTTGTTCAGACAAACCGCCTGTGTTGAACGTGTGGTGGTGATAATCAAATACGATTGGAATACCAATACGTTCGTGAATATACATCAGGTCTTTGACACTATACATACTCGCCTTATCATCATTCTCAACTGTAAGACGAGATTTGACAGACTCTGACAATCTGTCATAGTTGTCACAAAAACGTTGCATACTTGCAATTTTATCACCATATGTTCCGTTACAATGGATGTTTATCTTGTTGTATGGTGTATGTGAAAGTTGGAGTAAGTCAAGAACCTTACCGTGGTTTTCTAAGTCGATGATAGTGTTCTGAACTACTTTCTCATTTGGTGAACAGAGTACGTTGAAAGGGCCAGGATGACACCCTAAACGAACGTCATTGAGTTTTACATACTCACCTGTACGTTTCATTACCTCTCCAATTTCCTGTATGTTAGGGAGGTTTTCTATACCATATTCGGATGCCCACGGGAACATATCGGATGAGATACGGAAAAGTTTGATGTTGTTTTCTACGTTCCAATGAATAATAGTTTCCAAGTCCTTGACGTTTTGGAGACCAAGTTCAGCGGCATAATTGATGCCACGTTGAAGAAACGTTTTCTTTATCATTGACCGATTGGTGGTAATCTTCTTCTTACCGAGGGTCATATTGATACAGGCATAACCGAGATTCATAACAATCCTATGATGAATAATGTGAGTTCTAATATAAGGAAAAAAACAATGGGAAACAAGAAAAATCTTGTCTCCCATTCAATTATTTTTATGTGTTATATCTTATCCCCAGTTTTCACTCGGACGGAATCCATTACTTCCAGTCCATGAACCAGAAAGTATAAGACGGATTGAAAGACCCATTGTTTTTGGTGTATTTATTGAAATTGCAGATCTGTTAGACCAGTACAACTTATAAGCTATAGCATCACTTACAGATGCAGTTGTATTTGACCACCAGTTGCCACTCCAAGTCAAATCAAAAAACTCACCGTCAACAGTTTGGAATCCACCAGGGTTTCCTTTCCAACCAGAGGCATTGGAACCATTTCCAGATATACGATTCAAAGTTCCCCAGTTTTCTGTATTTTTTAGTGGATGTCCTGCTGCTCGTGTACCACCCAAATAAGTTATGAGTGTGTTATAATCAGAAGATGCCGGTACTTTGAACTGTGGATTCTCTACAATCGGATGGGCGGTTATTGATGCACTAACAACATACCAATTGTATAATTTTCCGTATGTATCAGCATTACTCGAATCATCATTATAATATCTCCAAGCCGGTGTACCTGCTGTACAATAGTCTATCCATTGTTGAGAAGATGATGCCTGAGCAATAGATACTCCATCACCAAAAGCATCAACGTCAAGATTTTGGTCGTCCCAAGTTTGTGTTCCAATAGTTACCAGTGCCATTTAGTATCTCCATCTACTTCATAATAAAATCATTCATTTCTACTATAAATATAAAGTAAAATGGAAAACCATATTCTGATTTCCCATTATAACTTATATCAAATGAAGTTTATCATTAGATTTTATTGTTGTTTCTTTGGCTTTTTACCCCTACCATCGTCATTCTTTTTTGGTGTGGATTTTTGAGAAGGTTGGTTATTATTCACATTACCACTCTTCTTTGGCCTGTTAGAATACCGTTTCTTTTTCTTTTCAGGATTAGGACTTGAAGTAACTGTTGTTGAAGTAACCGTCGTTGAACCGTGCCATCCATCATTTGCATCGAAATTCTTGACTGATTCAATCACTATTTCTGATTCAGATGGTGTTGACAAGTGTCCACGGAAACTGTTGATGACTGCATTCTTGTCTTCAAGAGTTTCAGTCAATGAATTGATTTGTCTACGATTGTAGAACCAAAATCCCACACCAGCAACAACTGCGGTAATAAGGACTATAAGTAAAGTAAGGGACATAACCTCTTCCTTTTATTGTTTGAAAATACAAAAAACATAATTACCATCACCAAATTTTTTTACGGTGAATTTATCATAACTATTTACAAATTCCGTAAAAAGATAATTATCATAATATCGAAGTGTTTCTGACTCGGTTATTCTTATAGTAAAAATAACACCTTTTCTAGAGTATTCGAGTGAATTTTGTACAACCTCGTTTATAAAACTGAACTGATTGTTTTCATAAATTCCCGAATCAAATAGACCTGTTATTACAGTCCAGTCTGCATCATTGTGTTCAGAATCAATATACTCTTGGAGAGAACCTTCGAAATAAGAAACAGATTCTCCTTTGAATTTTTTTGATAACGATTTTATTCTTTTCTTATTAGGTTCGACCGCAGTTATGAGTTCATTACCGAGTGTGCCGTTATAATCCAAAAGAGTTTCCAAAAACTTACCTTCTTGATGACCGGCCCCAAAATTTACAACAGTATCATCTTCAAGAATTCCACAATTTACAATCTCATCAAAGATTGTTATTTCATCCGTATTAGTCATTGTTGTAGTATCCATAAAAATCCATTGTCTTTTTTCTTCTACGATTGATACGTTTCTTCGTATCATTTGATGAATAATGTTCAGTTCGCATTGGATGTGTTCTATTGAAATTTTGTGTCATCTTCAAACTCAAGTCAGCCATTTCCCATGCCTTTTGTGGGTCTTTGGTTGGAGGAAGTAGATGTTC